TTAATATATGAAATTTTTATTTATATTCCAATTAATTATGCAGATTGAGTGAAATCTCCGGATGTTCTATTTCGTTGTTGTTGAATGCGTTTATCTTTTTCTTGTTTTACTACTAATTCTTTATTTAACGAATCTACCCATTCTTGAATATCTGGCATACCATTTCTGACCCATCCTTGAATAACTGGCACTAAATATGATTCAGGTGTCAGTTTTCCATCGTCACTGCGTTTACGAGTAATTCCTTGTTTTATCGTGTCTATAACATGTTGTACGGTAATATTATCTGAAATAGCTAATCCCTTTGCTTGTTTAAATTGTTCCAATCTGGATTGATGTTCATTAGCATTTGCACCATACCAATCATCTTCTGTTGGCTTTTTAAATATGTCTGTAGAATTTTCCGGGTCTAACCATTGATTTAGCTGTTTTCTAGTTAAATCATATTGTATTCCATATTTATCTATTAACGCTGTTTTTCTATCGTTAATTTTAATAAAATCTACATCTCCAGATTTTTTTAGAAGTACGTTTTTCTTACTCCACCAATTATCCTTAGTATACAATTCTTTAGCTCTAGAAGAACCCATATGTATATCTGATTTGAATACTTTTTTCCAATTTACAGATGGATTGAATGGGAGATATGACCAAAGAGAATGTTGTAATTCATGAATCGTTGTATTTACAACATCATTTGGATAGAATCCAAACTCTCCTATTGAAATATTACTTGAATTATTTTCATAAACATACATTGTTTGAATGTAAATTTTATTTTGTCCAGCTTTCGATATGCCGCCGGCATAGTTATCCGGGGTTGCTTGATCAGCCCCATATTGAATTCCCATGCTTGAATAAATTTGCGTTTTTCCTGGCGAAAATCTACCATCTGCTGCGCTAATAGGTGTTTTTAGAATTATTCGTATGTATTCATCGCGATGGCGTCGATATACTCGATCTGACCAACCTCTAATTTTACGTATTTTTGTTTCAAAATCTTTACTCATTAATCGAGTAATCCACCATTCTTTTGCTTGTTTAAATAAAGGAGCCCAATTCTTATTCCAAATTTTACGAGAATCACTCCGTAACCAAGCTACAATTGACCAAAGTGGTGCCTTATTTTGATTAATTAGTGCAGATGTTGATATAATTAAATTTTTTAAATTATAGTTAATGTTAGTTGTCGTTTCAGTAACATCAGATGAAGTATCAAATGCAGCTCTCGTAAATTTTACAACTTCTCCGGAGCCATTTAATTTTCCAAATGTTATTGGTTTAGATGCATCGCGCCATATAACCCACATTCCATAATACATCATTGATGCAAATTCCGTTTCTGGATATTTACTGGTTCCTACACCGGATAATGTAGATACTACATCTTTTGAAGTTGTAGTAGTGTCAATATCTGGCTCACGTATCCATGCACCTTTCCATGGATTAGATGGATCGGCTACATTTCTCATTGTTTGTTGAGATTTTGGTATTATATTGCCCGTATCATCTATTTTTGGAATAGTACCGCTAGCTGATAATCGTTTTTCTAATTCTTTAGTAGCAGTAGGTTTATCTTTATTTAATTTCATTTGAATGCCAGACGATTTTAGTTTAATGTAAAATTCATCAAACCATGGGTCTGCATCAGCTGATTGTCCGTAACTAGCCGTTACATTAGTTGGTAACCAATCTTGAACCGTTGGAGCCAATATTGGATTAATTTCTAATAATAATTGTTTTAATTTTATCATTACTCTAATAAATACCGTTAAAAACTATTTTGCGATATCTGAGTAGTTTGGAAGTTTTTCTTGTAAATAAATATCAATTAAGTCTTTACTCTTTTTTAGGTCTTGATGAAATGTACCTTTATGCCGACATCTTACAATGCGTTTAATGATATCAAATTCATAGCTATTCAAAGCCCATTCTTCTGCAAATTTATAAAGGCTATCCTTACCTTTGTAATGTGATTGTGTGTTTATTGTGCTCATAATTAACATTTTAATCCGGGAAATTTTTGTCGTTTTGATTCTGTTTTAGATTCTCGAGCAAAATCATTCAATGCCTGTTGAATATCCGGGTCAAGTGGTGTTGTAGTTATTGTGGTTGTGCTACATACCGGAGTAGTCATTAGATCTGGAAAATTATTATTGTCATCACACGTAATTTGGTATGGAGTAATTCTAAATCCGTCTCTGTGTTGTATTGAAGGTAAAGATACTTCTGGTGTACGTTTATCAAATACCAATTTTAAATGATTTCTAATTTGAGTTGTTTGAGTTTTATTTAACTCCTTCGGATCGGCTATTTCCATGAATCCTTGTAGCCAATATACGAATTGTTCTGCTGTCATTTTATTCCTTTTAATAGTTTCTTTTTTTCTCCATCACTATAACCGTATAAGGTTAATATGCGTTCGCATTGCATTTTATCCATTAAATCTAAATAATCTGTTGCTTCTGTTCGACTTACCTGATAATGCTCTGCAATTTGTGCGACTAAATCTTTTTCATATTTATCTGCAGATTTGCCTTTTATATATTTTGCAAATGATTTGTTAGTTGGCAGTAAATCATGATATAAACGATATGTATCTCTAGGAGAAAGTTGTCCAACAGTATATGTTTGAAATTCATTGATCAATTCCGTTAACTCCATACGCATTGATAAAAAACGATTAACCATATATGGACTAAATGCTTTTTGATCCATTTCAGACCATTTTGACCATTCTCGCTTTTTACTTGTTACCCCATCAATGAAATCAAACATTGTTGCCGCTTTCTTTTTTTCTTCTGCCATTTATTATAGTTTATATTTTTTACGATATTGTTCTTCCAACTGTTTACCCATTCCAATTTCTAGTATTACCGCATTATCTGGAATACCTATGATACGTTTAGCATCGACAATATCATCAATTGATTTATTGCGAAACGTTTTTATTTTTGTTTTTGCATTGCTTCGGTTTGATGTCTTGAATACAATGCTAATCGTATCTTTGTGGTATGATATTGACATTATTTAGTTTTTATTTTAACTGGTTGAAACTCTGCTGGTATTGCTCCGCAATCATCACAACGAAACACCGGGATTGGTACCATTGTGTCTTTGTCTGCACCTGTTAAAAATTTTGATACTTTGTTAATTGCCATTACTTGACGAAAATACATCCCATCGCATTCTGTACAAATGATAGGTTGCATATCTGTTGGTTTGATTTGCGGTTTACTCATATTTCTCCTAATAAATTTACAAACATTGCCATTATATTAATTTCTTTATCTACTACACTTGCATCTTTGAATTGGGATTCTGCTATGATTAAAATGCATGGGGCAACGTGGCCGTGAGCAAATTCATCTAAATTGTCGTATAAAAATGTATACAATGGAGTAAAATCTTTAACTTTGCTATCTGCAATGCATTGCCGTATTTTTGTAAATGTAGCCTTTTTGTCTTTTGAATTCTTAAGCATTTCTAACACTTCGGTCATATAATTTGCTTGAATTGCACTTGCTTTGTCTAATTGCAATTTTCCGTTAACTACAGATGCTTGTGCTGCGTTAAGTGCTCTACGAATATCCGGATATGATGCATTAATAATTGCTGCAATATCTTTGATGTCATATGTAACATCTTTTTCATCTAATACGGTTACTAAACGTTGTGCTACATCTTTTTTGTTTGGAGGCGTAATAGCAAATGTCTGACAACGTGATTGAATTGGATCAATAATTTTTTCAACATAATTACAAGTTAAAATAAAACGTGTTGTTTTGCTATATGTCTCCATTAAATTACGAAGAGCTGCTTGTGCATTTGGCGTTAAATAATCTGCTTCATCTAATATGATAATTTTCCATCTTTTGAAACCAACTGTTGATGCATATCGTTTAATCTTATCTCTAACTGCATCTACTGAGTTTTCATCTGATGCATTAATATACATTAAATCGGCATCTACAGATCCAGCAATTATTTTTGCCAACGTCGTTTTACCTGTCCCAGCTGATCCATAAAATAATAGATGCGGAACATCACCATTAGCAATGAAAATTTTAACTTTCTCAATAATATGTTCATTTCCTATATATCCTTCTAATGTATCGGGTCTAAATGATTCAACCCAAAGTGTATTTTCTTGTTGTCCAAACATATTTTTTATTTACCTGTTGATCCAAATCCACCTTCTCCTCGTTCCGTATCTGATAATTCATCAGTTTCTACTAAGTATACGTGCGGATATGGTATTATTATCAATTGTCCTACTCTATCACCTGGATGATATATTTTTGCATTAATTAAACTTGGATTAGCTCGAAATTTAAACATGATTTCTCCTCTATATCCACTATCTATAACTCCAACATGATTTGTTAAGTATAAATCTGTTTTACTATTTGATGATCTAGGAAATATCAATCCAACATGTCCTTTTGGTATTTCGATTGCTAATCCTGTGCCATATACAACATTACCATTATCATCTTTTTCCATTGAAATGGCAGTTAAATCCATTCCAGCATCTCCCAGCTTTGAATATTCCGGGATAACTGCAGCGGCTTAAAGTTTTTTTACTCGTACTAACATTCACTTCCTAGTTTTGTAACATTACCAACCAATATATTGAATCAAAATCTGAACCTGTAAAATCAATACGAGCTAATCCATCTGGAGAAATATGCAATTGTCCATTATCTCCACGATTTGCTACAAGTACTTC